TTCGGCTTCGGTTTCATCGACTTCTTCTTCGGCAGTTGGTACATCTTCAGTCTCCAAAGTTTCTATGTCGGACGTTTCATCCTCTTCTTCTGGTTCAGCTTCATCTACACCGAGCCCGAAATTGAGATCCACATCTACATCTTCAACCTGATCGATAGCATCCGATCCTGGCATCCTGTCGAATTCTAAATTTTCATCCTTATCAGCCATAACTTATCCTTTGGGGGTTAGAGATTTGTTGGTTTGTTGCATCGCCGTTGTGGCAATTCTTGTAGCCGCCGAAGTTTCTTGGTTAGTTCGGCGTGTAGTATTAGTTAGATCCGCAAGCTCTCTTCTGAGATTGAGCTCCATTTCCTTCATGCGCATCTGACTCTCAAGCTCCATGACCTTAAGCTGCGGCGTAACGTCTGCCACATCTTGAGTTTTCGCCATGTTGATCGCAGCTTCTGACTGCAGCTTCTGCACTTCTGCTCGTAACTTCTCGATAGTGAGCTGAATCTGCTCCATCTCCATTTCGTGATGGATCTGCTGCATCTGCGCTTGTTCTTCACTAGGCGGTTCAACACCAGTAACAGTGCGAATTCGTTTAGCCAGTTCACCCTTACGCGCGAGGTGGCTGTACTCTACGATAGCGTCATCTGGAATCATCACGCCTGCGCTGCGCAAACTCAGAGCCTCAGCGAACTGAATCTCGTCGAAGCTGTCGCGGGCGGGGGCTGTAGCAATAACTACATCGTATTCACCGATAGTTAGGTCATTAACAATTCGCCCCTCGGGAGTCATTTCGTTAATAACTATCGGCTCACGCGGCTTAAGGGGATCATCTTCATTTGTAATCTGAACTATTCGCTGCTCGGTGTAGAACCGCTGTATCAGATTCAGAATCTTCTCTGCCAAGTGCTGACGAGTCTTGTTCAAGTTATCCAGTGGCACCTGAATCATTATCGCGCCACGATTCTGCTTAGCTTGTATCGCAATACCTGACACTTCAGCTGAGTCAGTACCCAGCATAGAGTCATTAATACCCGATATGGCTTTTATGTTTGCCGCCGCTTTCTGACCGATACGATCTAGACCAGTAGGGATAGTGTTAGGCTGAATCTTTTGGGGTGCCGTGGTGCCACGGGCGTACTCAAGCACGAGGCCAGTTTCGGCGCCATGCTCCTCGAGATCATCTGGTGTCATACCTACCAGTGAGCCGCTCTCTACCATCCACCCGCTATTAGCAGTGGTGTTAACAATATGCAGCTCTTGCGAAGCGATCTTGTTAAGCTGTTCTTGTGGGGATAACAGGTTACGTACCATGCCGAACGGACGACCGCGACGGAAGTAAGCGAAGAATGGTACTAACGTGAAGTCATCGTATGGCGACCAGTCATCGTGCAGCACAACTTTGTCACAGGTCACTGTCCAACGTACCTGCTTTACCATCTTAGTAATTACAGACAACCCGTGCTCTTTCGCGAACGCTTTCACCTTCCGCTCGTTCCAATTTTCTGGCACGCGCCTCTGGTCGCCGGTTGTGGGGTCGACATAGAAGTCTGACCTAGTCAGCTTTCGGTGCTGTCGCTCAATTACCCGAAGCGCCCTGACGTTTCGGTACTCTTCCTCTCCAGGAATCTGTGCACCTAAAAAATCTTCTCGGGTATCTATGTCGCCGTAGCGAGTCTCTTCGTACTCTACCGAGTCGCGGCCAAAACTGTTGCCGTTTTCTGCGATGAACTGCAGCTTGTCAGCTTTGTCTTTACCGTAGACCTCTTCAATCTCGTCAAGGGTCATCCATTTCGTTTCGAATATCTCGTTCCAAGTGCGCGCGTCATACTCTTTTGCGTCTGGATCTATCAGTATATCCAGAGGATCTTTCGCCGTTATCCGCACCTCACCTTCAGTGCTGTCACTGAAATCTATGCGAACGTCAAAATAACCACGGCCATCAAGGATCAATCCGTCACTGAACACCTGCTGCTCTATCCAATCCATTTTGTTGTTGTCAGAGATCTGCATGAACAACTTAGTCAGTGTGTTCGCTATATCACCGTCGCCGCCTTTGCGGGGTTTAAACTTCACGTCTGCCCGCCGTGAGCTCTGCTCACCTAGCACCGTATTAACCGTAGGCAGGATCGTGTTAATTGTCAGAGCAGGACGTCCGGCCTGATCGAGAGCTGCAATGTCTTCAGCCGCCCACTGATCACCTCGGTAATATGAGTCGCACTTCTTAGCCATTTCAATGTAATCAAGGTGGCCATTATCACGAGCACGTACATATCTGTCCCACTGGCCAGACGCAATCATGTGCTCTTTGTCTGCGGTCAATCGCTTTGTATTCTTCATGGCTATGCACTCATCGCCGATTTGTTTTTAGGACCACCCTTAACAATATGGGCGAGCTTGTCCCTCCAAGAGGGAGTGTGAACAGTAGGCGCGTGATAACTTGAAAATTCAGCCATCATCAATCCAAGCCACGCGAGCGCGTCGACCTGATCGTCATGGACGCCGTTTGGGAATCTCAATAGTTCTGCCACCAGCGGGCCTGTAAACACAGCATCACGAGGCAGGAATACCATCCCCTGCTGCATACGGCCTTGGATGGCGCGGGCGCGGGCTTCTTTGTCTCTTCTACCCGTGCGTAGGTCTTTGATGTACATTTCATACAACCCCCTTTCACGCACACGTTTCTCAAGGAACGGGCCAAGGGCCATCTCGATGTGACCCTTCTCGATACCGACAATTGACGGTTTCCACTCGACGTATAAATCCAAAATCTTCTCTACAATCTCGAACCCGTCAAACCGCCCACGGACAATGTCCATGACGTACAACTTGTCAGCCTCGTCGACGCCAATGACCATCCCAACCGAGTAGTCGTTCCTGTCGTTTTTACCGATGGCTAAATCCCATGCGGCGTAGTACTTCATGCGGTCTTCGTCGATATCCTCAGGGTCGTAGTACTTAATCATGCTGCGAGTAAAGTAATCACCCTCGTCTGCCACAGGATTCTGTTGATACAACGCGGACCAATCTCGAGGGCCAACTGCTTTTCGTATACGGTTAAGTGACGCGGCGTCATACCGATCAAGGTGTAACGGCTCGCCCATCTTCCGGTACTTCTCGTCTTCCTCAGCGATGGCGGGATAGCGAACTACTTCCCAATCGTCGCCGCCTTCGGTCGCCATTTTTAGTAGGCGCCCCGCAAGATCGTCGTCATGCCAACGAGTGAGAATAACCAGTACCCCGCCGCCAGGAGCCAGACGGGTGTACGCCGTTGACGTATACCAATCCCAGTTAGCCTCTCTATTATTCTGAGACTCAGCGTCTTCTCGGTTTTTTACGGGGTCATCGATAACTAATATGTGTGCCCCTTTACCCGTGATACCGCCACCAACACCTGCAGCAACAAAGCCGCCGCCACCAGTGGTGAGCCACGCTTCAGCACTTTGAGAGTCAGGATCTAGACGTGTTTTGAAGGCACTCTTGTAGGACGGCTCTCGCAGCAGGTTACGCACCTTTCTCGAGAAACCCATCGCCAGTGAGCCTGAGTATGAGCAGCTAATGAACTCGTGCTCAGGGTTACGTCCCAAGTGCCAAGCGGGGAACGCTACCGAGGCAAGTGTCGATTTCCCATGCCGAGGGGGCATGAACAACATTAACCGTGGCGACTTCTTATCAACCACGTCTTGTGAGAACTTCTCTAACCTTTGGCAAATGTCCTTGTGCACCCAGCCTGCTTGGTAATCTGGATTGAACCGCTCAACGAAGGGCAGCATCCGTTTACGCGTGAGGATACGCATGGCCAACTCTTCGCGAGCCATTTCTTCAGAAGTTTTTGGTAGAGGGACATCAGTACTGGGGTCTTTCGGCGAGGGCAGGGAGTCCTGCCGGTCTGCTTGGCAGTACACACACCAGTTGTCCGCGCCCATAAGAGTAGACGGAACCGACTTCTTACACCGTTCGCATGTGCTCTTGGGCGCTTCATCCGTCATGTGTCTGAGGCTCTAGGTACTGCGTCCCTTTGCCAGCAAGCTTCAACAACTCGTCGTCACTCAGTCGTTCGAGCTGCTTGGCACCATTAATCTGTATGTTGACCTGCTGATTCTGAGATTCTTTCGCCAGACCATGCAGACGCACCATACTGTCTACCGTATTCTTCATCTCTGTCGCGTTGGCAGAGGACACGTAGGCATTCATATACATTGAGTGTGCTTGTTGAATGCCAAATTTCACTTCCTCATGCATCTGCTCGCGGAAATACTGAATGGCACGTGCCACGGCCTCTACTTTAGCGGCGGAGTAGGCATTGGCAGGTGACGCGTAACCAGCAGCACGCCCTGCAGCGGCAATAGTCATCCCACTGCAGATGAACTGGACTAGTTTCTCCTGTTGAACGCTAAGCACACCAATTTGAAGCCCCATATAAGGCATGTGGGAGTCAAACTCGGTCTTTGACATTTGTTCAGTGGAGGGTGTGATTGTTGGAGTCGTCGTTATCGAAGTAATATCTATCACCCCCCGCGATGTAATTGCTCATTTCATTACTAAAATTAACGAAAATTGGAGGGTTGATGTAATCAACCTGAGTTACTTCTTCCACAAACTCTTGTATTTCGTCGTCTGCGTAGCCACTGGCACGTAAAACTTCGATTGTTTTGGCGTAGTCGTACACCAAAACAGGCGCGCTGCCCCTTAGAACGACTTGATACCCTATACAGGCGTCTTCTAGCCCTTCTAGGCACAGCACTTCTATATTATTCATAGCAATATATTAGCTTTACTAATATTATTTTGCAAGCAACTGCCCAGCGATATTTTTAATCCACCACATAAACATATTCTCATCCAAGGTGTGCTTCATCAGGTTTATGCGGTTACAGACCAAGTGTACATTGTCAAGTGAGTAGCCGCGTGCTGGGTCTCGACGGTCAATTGACGCGTTTAGATCGACTCTACTAATGCCATCTCTGTAACTGGTCATTAAAATGCCGCTATAGGCGCACTTACCGTCCTGCCGCTCCCAAATTTGCATCAAATCTTCAGGAGTTAGCGAAAAACCGTCAGGTTCTTTGCCTCGTAGCTTTTTTCTGTGCGAATAGCGTTGGTTTGCGCAGATCCTGGAGAAGTAACTCTCGGTACTCTGGTTGGTATTGATCCTTTTGCTATGCCAACTGCATTCTTTACACTTAGTCGACCTACTATTGTTGCCGCGCTTATTCAATTTCATTTCGAAAGCGCTTTTAGGCAGCGCGCTGCGGCAATTTCTGCATGTATATGTCTTTTCCATGCCATGCTTTATATATTAGTAAAGCTAATATCGCAAATTATATAGAAATTTTTTATAAAAATATTTTTAAATTTCACTCACACACTATCTCCCCTCCTCGAGTTTAGCGACCTACCCTCCCCCGATCCGGTTTCTGGAACCTTGTTTTGGATTTGACTCTTGGAACCTTGTTTTCGCTCGCTCGTCCCTCGCTCACAGTCGGTTGTTTCTTTGTATTTACTCTTATCAATTATCAATTATCAATTATCAAGGATCACTCTCATGCTCATACTCGCCTTTATTCAAGAACAAATATCTTACGCAACAGCCGGTGAACTCATCGCTTCTGGCTTCATTCTTTCCATCTACTTACTCGACCTATATTCAATGACCAAGGAGTACTAACCATGAACAACATCAAAATCTTCAGCACCGCCGCAATCAAATTCTTTCTCTTTCTATTAGCAGTCTACGCAATCTCAGCTACCTTCGCCTTCGCTACCCAAACCGTCGTCAATCCCAACGACATCTCAAACGATTACATCTGCATCAAAGACTTATTTCCCGACGCTTACTACTGCAAGCCCAAAGCCAAAGATCCTATCCCTTGGTTTCTTGACCTTTAACCCTTATCACTTATCAATTATCCAGGACTATTAACCATGAACTACCTAACTAACAAACTCAGCACTATCAACTATCAAGCTCATCTGCAAACAGCCAAAGAACTAGCACTCAAAGCCAAAGACTACGCTAAAGAAAACCCAGACACCGTATTCCTCGGCCTCACCTCGCTACTGCTCCTAGACATCAGTGACTCACTCGACAATCTCGAAGACCACTCAACTATCCAAACCATCTTAGACCTCAAAAATAACGGATACTAACCATGAAAAAGAAATCATTCGAACTACTCATCGTTAACCTCACAGGCATAAGCTGCTGCGTACTCCTCGGCTTGTGGCTCGCCTTCCTACTCACATTACCCTTCTAACTCATCGCTTTACTCGCGGCCCCCCGACAGGGGGGGCTTAGCGATTTGGCCTCTTTACGAGCCAGATAAACGTGCATGTGTAAGCAATAAACGTGCATGGACACTTATCAAGGGACACTTATCAAGGGACAAATGACAACGGGCAGGGGTCAATGGCCAAGAATCATGTAAATTGATCAAATATTAACCAATAACGGCCAATGTGTGTCAGAAAACGAGGTGTGTGTCAGGTTTTACGGTGATGTGGACAGATTTGTGTGACAAATGTTAGTGAACACTATCCCCTTAATACTCAACAACTTACCCTCAAAAAGGGCAAATGTGTGTCAGGTGTGCCACCTTTTTCAACTCTATTCTAATAATTTGTAATTCCTTTTTTTAAAAACGTTTTCTAGGGAACTCTATGAAAAAAGTTGTCCACTGGCACACACTTAAGAAAAAGTGACTTAAACCTATGATAACTATAAGAATAGCGTTTACTAACTTCTGGCACACAATCTGGCACACATTTTTCAAAAGCT